CCGTTCGCATCACTGAAGAGCATCCCGCCGGCATTCACCAGCTTGAAAAACGCCCCGCTCTCATGCACCAGCCAGAACTCCCCTGGCTGCACGGCCAAGGGGGGACTGATGTTGTCGAAGAAGCGAAGACCCGCGGTGCCGGCGTCCTGCCCACCCTCCTGGAAATGCACCTCGACCTGGTCACCCAATGACGGGGGCGCATACATGCCCCAGCCCTTACCCACCCAGAGCGCGCCGAGCGGAATCCAGCCGGTCTCCGATGCGTCCGGCGGGAAAGCCACCTTCACGCTGTAGCTGTTCGGGTCGTAAGCCGAGATGGTGCCGAGCTGTGTTGGCAGCTTGCCCTGTGCCGCCATCGCGGCCTGGCCGCGCATGACATTCAACAGGTGACGCGCCGCCGTGCTCATGCCGCAGCCTCGACAGGTTGCACGGCGTCGGAGTGATTGCGCGCCATGATGGTCATCGTGTAGCCGCCATCCATCGACAGCCGACGATTGATCGATTGCGGGTAGTAGGTCTGATCGAATGCGGTTCCCGTACCTGACACCGGCATGACGTGCAGGATGTCCAACACGTTGTCGGCCGGAATCGTCGCGTTCAACCGCATTTCGTTGCGGATGAGTTCGTTGTAGAGCGCCTGCGCGCGCGTCTGCGCCTGCGCCTGCGTCAGGTTGGGTATGCGATAGCTGTAGAGCTGGGCTGGCGCCGTGGCTTTGCCCACCAGGATCTGCGACCCCTTGGAACTGGGATAGCTCACCGTGAAGCCCGCGCGTTTCTTCTGGTTCCAGGTGCGCACCTGCACGGTAATCGTCTTGCCGACCGTCAAGGTGCGGGAGAAATCCAGGTCCACCGTGTTGGACTGGAAAGACTGCTGCGAGGTCGCTGGTTGCCAGACGATCGGGTATTTCGGTGCTGTACTCGGATCAGGCGGCGGCTGGAAATACAGCGAATTGCCTTTCACGTAGACGACGAACTGCTCCTGCTGCGCCAGCCAGCACAACAGATCCCATTCGGTCTGGGCCGTCGTCGAGATGGTGTGATCGATCTGGTAGAACTTGCCGACTGACTCCGTCGGCTTCGTCACTACCGGCGTCAACCCGTGGCGGGTCGCCAGCGTGGTGGCGATCTCGCTAGACGTCTGGTTCTGCCATTTCTCCGCGGTCTTGGCGTCGATGAACAGCGAGGTAAGGTCGCGTCCGGACAACTCGAGCGTGCGCCGGCTGAGCTGGTAATTCACGTCGTCCACATGTCCGCTCAGGATCAGATCCAGATCGGCAATGCCGAAATTCAGCGGGTCACTAGGGAACCCTGCATACAGGTTGACCGACATCGTGGTTTGCGAAGCGATCCATGCTTCATCGTACGGCGCAACCAGAAGCGACAGCGCGAACGTCACCCGGAACGTATCGGCCTCCCGAAAGGCATTGCTGTCGACCTCGAAGTCAATCGCACCCGGAATCAGGTTGCCATTGATCTGCACGAGTCCGCGCGGCTGCCGCAGCATCCCGGACTGCCCCACGCTGACCGGCTGGATGCTCTGGTTAGCCACCGAGTACTCCACCCGAAGTGCTGGGCAGATTGGGCACGGCCAAGCTCTGTAGCCCCAGGATCTGCGGATCGGTCATGCCATTGGCCTGCGCGATCGCCACCCAGCTCGTCGCATCCCCATACTCGTTGGCCGCGATCGTGTAGAGGCTGCCGCCGGCCGTGTTCACCGTCGACGTGTTGGTGCCGACACTGTTGGTATTGGCAGCCATCCGACCCATCGTGCTCTGCAGGTTCAGCAGCAGCGGCTGTTGCTCGAACGCACCGGCCTGGTTGGCCAGACTCGTCACGTTCTGCGCGATCGGCGTATTCGGCAGCACACCTCCCACTGTCGCGATGTTCTGCGTGGTCGCCATGACGGAAGCCAGCAGGATCGTCGTGCGCGCTTGCACCGCGGCAATCGGCTGCAGCACGCTCTGAATCACGGAGTTCGACGCATTGGCGAACGTCGAGACGGCGCTGATGGCGGTGTTCAGCGTGCCGAGCAATCCGCTCAGGGTGCTGTCACCGATGAGTCCGCCGAGGCCACTCGCCGTCGACATATCGCTGGACATCTGGTCGTCGACGTTCGGCACCTGGCCCGGCACCGTCGGCGTAGCGTTGTCCTGCACCACTTCGCAGCTGATCTTATAGGGGATGTTGTACTGGAACTTGAAATCGGCGGTGAAGCTGCGGATCACCACCGTGAAATTCAGCTCGCCCCAACTCAATGGCAGAGGCTGGCCCGCAATGCGCAGGGTGTTGAGGTACTGAGCGCGATCAAAGGCGGTGCTGTCGAGGAATAGCCCCTCCCAGCTCAGCGCCATGTCATCGCGGCCCATCGCGTCAATGACGCGCGCACCGCCGACCAGCTTCTGGATTGCCAGCGTCTGTTCGCCACCCCATGGGATGACTTCAGGCACCTCGAGGTTGGAGAACGTGAAGTCCCCCAGCTGGACGCGAACGCTCGGCATTACCAGCTCCCGTTCACGCCAATCGGCGTCGGCATCATGGAACTGTCGAAGCCGGACATACCGGTCTGTGGGCCGGTGGCAGCCTTCATTTGGTGCGTGGTGACGGCTTGCCCAATCTGGCGACCATCCAGGTTAATCGTCGAGTTGACCTGTACCGTCTGCGCCTTGTTCATTTGCGCCACGGCAGCCTGCGCATCCTTGTTGCCGAAGAAAGCCAGCGTATGAGCGATACCGCTGCCGAGCATGTCGCCAGCCTTGTTGCCTTCGAGCGTGTGCTTGTAGATGGCGTTGCCGACAGCTGTGCCGGCCTTCCATGCCACATAGGCAGCGAGGAAAGCACCGACCAGAGGAGTAAGCGCAGCGAAGGCGCTGCCGACACCACCGATCAATCCTGCGATGCCACCACTCGCGAGCACACCAGTTAGCAAGGAGAAGCCGCCGGCGATCGCGATGATGGACCCTCCCACGAGCGCGAGTCCTGCAATGGCGCCGAAGATGATGACGAGCCCCTTCGCTAGCGTGGAATGCGCTCCAATCCAGTCGCCCATTTTCTGGAGCAAAGGATTCAGCCATTGCAGGCCTCTGATGAGCATCGGCAATATCACGAGACCGAGTTGCGTCTGCAGCGTTTCCATCTGCTTGTGATAGTTGAGCAGCTGGCCAGCCGCCGTGCCTTTCACGGCATCGACCGAAGCATCCACGCCGAGTGTCTTTTTCTGTGCGTCGACAGATCGGTGGATGGCAGCGAGCTGACGATCGATCAGGCTAAACATGGCGCCGCCTGTACGACCGAAGATCAGCGTGTTCTCGCGGCCTTTCTCTGCCGCCGAGGTAACCCCCATCTTCGTGTACATGGGGAGGATGTTCTTTTCGTAGAACGCCACGGGATCGGACGAAAAGGTCTTCATGTCCCGCAACGGATTGCCATTGAAGCGCTTGATGCCTCCCTGGGAGTTCCACTCAATCTTCGAGGCGTCCCAGATCCCGTTGTCAGCAAGCAAGTGGGCGATCTGATTCGGTACACGCACACCGCCCACGAGGCGGTTGTAGGACGTCATCCAGGCGTTGCCGGCGGTACTGCCCTTCAGCTCACCAATGACCGGCTCCAATTTACCGAACAAGGCCGTATTGGTCAGTCCCTGCGCCGCGACACCACCGCGCGCCATGAACTGACGCATCTGTTCCCAGTTGATGTTGCCACCGGAACTGCGGATCGCTTTCCAGCCGGCATCGGCGATGCTGTTGAAGGTAGTCGCATCTTTAAGGCCACCACGCATTTCGATGAAGCGCAGCATCGCCAAGCTCTGCGTATGCATCTTGGCCTGCGAATCGCCATCCAGGCCGGACGTGGCAAAGGCGATCTTCGACAGCAGGGGTGCGGCCAGCTTGGCGCCATCAAGCGCGGCCGATCCGGTGAGACCTGACTCGCGGAAGACACCCTGCGCTTCAGTCATGTTCTCCATGGCATCCGTCATCGACGTGCCGATGATGTTCATGCTCTTGGCAAACTTCACCGCTTCGGCGTTGACCTTGTCGCCATTGCCGTACAGCGTGAACTTCGTCACGGCCTGCTGGTACTTCATGGCCTCGTCGATTGGGCCTCCCAGCATCCCAAACATGTCTTTACCGGCATGCTCAACCAAAGCACCACCGAACATGGCGCCCATGGGGCCGTAGCCACCCATCCCGCCGCTACCGCTTCCGCCGCGGCCGCCACCAAAACCCCATCCAGCGGTCTGCATCGTGCCGCCCGAGCCACCACCGCTACCCGGCAATGCCAGTTGTGGGGCACGATTGGAGATGGGCAGCATCCCGCCGCTACCGCTTCCGCCGCGGCCAGCTGCAAAAGCCGCCATCGTGACGATGTTTCCGCCTGACGACGAGCCATTAGCTCGATTGGCACGGGCTGCCGAATTTGCATACTGGTCCGCAGACCGACGCGCACGGTCATAGCTGTCAGCCGCACCGTTACCAGCACCCCAGCCGGTAGCGGCACGATTGGCTTCGTTGATCTTGCGGATCGTATCCAGCAGCGCCTGCGCTTTCTTCTGTGCGGTCGTGAACTGGGCCGCAATGCGCAGGATGCCGCCTTCCGTGGCATCGACTACGCCAATGCGTACTCCAATGCGATAAGCTTCGAACATGCGGATGCCTATGAGAGCAAGGATTCAGGACTGGTTTGCCGATCACTTCGGCACGCAGTACGCGGTGCCGCGAGCCAAAGGCGCAACCAAGTCGAGCGAACCCTCGCGCTTGGTATGGTTTGTGGTGGAGTTCGCGAGAACCGCCGGCGTTGCCTTGG